GTAGCCAATGAGCCTAAAAAAACCCCATCATTCTTTACACCTTTTCTCAGGTTACATGGCTTGCATAACACGCGTAAGTTGTCGAGGTCATGTGTGCCTCCGACCTTTCGCGGAATTATATGATCGATGTGCATCTCACCCTCATCTGTACCACATATCATGCACTGCCTACCATCGCGCTTGAACACACGTTCACGCTGCTCTCTGTACCTACGAGAGTTGAGCTTATCTAATGCCAATTCTTAGCCTTCCAATGATCGTATGCCTTGCATGGATTTGAGTAACGATGCTCGATGTAAGCCAAGCCCCATCGTACCTGAGTATAACCATCCTGATCTCTTAGCCACTCACTCTTACCTTGAGGTATTCCATAGTGTGAGCCATTACGAGCTTTAGGATTCCATGCTGATTCTTTACCATATAACTTAGATAAGCATTTATATTGAACATAATCATAATGTAATAAATGTAATGCATATTCTTTATATGTTACATATTGCATTGGTTTAGATCCACCTGCTTCAGGCATTAAGCATAGAGATCCCACTAATGCTATTAGCACCCCCCGAGCTATCCGCTTAAGCGGCTCGGGTTGAGCCCCTGAAGGGCTCTGCCTAAGTAGCATAGCCCATAGGTCAAGCATATAATTAAAAGTCCTGCTCAGACTGCGTGTCGTTCTCATGATTACCCCCTGTGGATAACTTCTGTGGATAACTATTTATCCGTTGAGTAGAAGCCCTTGCCCTTAAATACTGCTGGAGTAGCTGCAATTACCTTAGTCATAGGCTCATTACAGTATGTGCATGGTATTACTGGTCGACTGTGCCATCCGTGGGTAATCTCTTGACTAAGATTGCATCGTGTGCATTTGTAGTCGTAGGCTGGCATGTTAAGCACCTCTGTATCATGTAAGACCCACAGCCTGTGCAGCGGTCAATGTCTGCCTCTGTGGGTTCGCTAGTAAGATGACCATATTTAAGTATAAGTAGTGGCAAGAGATCCTCCAGACGGATGATGGCGGCATATTCACGCGCATCTTCACCTTGTCCGTTGAGTCTAATCACTCCAAAGCCCAATTCCCCCGAAACGGCTGTGCGAGCTTTTAATTGCTTGATGTATGCAAGAGGTTGAAATCCAGCGCGGGCTTTGACTTCAACATCGAACGGCACATTGACAATATCCTTGCCACTACCCCTCCCAACACATGCGCCCTGCCATACAGTCGATAGGTACTGTGCGACAACTCGCTCTGTGCGGAAACCTCTGTGCTTCCTTGCTTGACTAGCCATTTACTGCTTTACATTTAGCGCATTGCCATGTGACAACGCCATTGACTGAATCAGAGGATATGTCCTCTAAGTCTCTGATTGCAACTGGCTCATTACACAGCTGACATGGTACGAATGCCGACATTAAATCGACCCATTCACCATTGATCTTAATTCCGATGTTTCCCACTAGATTCTCGCCTTCTGTGGTTGCCATTTCCCTGCACTGTTCACTTCATACCACACAGCAGGACATTTACCCTCAAAGCCTGAATGACCTAAAGCTGTGCATTGATAAGCAGCCCAATCCTTGCCAGTCTTTGCGCTATGTCCGGTTTTCCACACCATAGATCCATGCTTGCATTGAGGTACTTCTGCTGCTTCGGCAGTACCAATCACCTGAGTAATAGTCTCCATAGCCTTTTCAAGTGTTACCGGTGCATCAACTACTTTGTTATATTCGTTAACAGGCGTAGTCCAGTAATCTTGCTCCGCTGGCTCTGCATCTGCTTTACGGATCGCAGCTTCTAGATCCTGAACTGCTGGCTTGATAGCGCGTTGAGTTACTACCTTGGTCATTTCCTCGCGGCTTGGTCTCTTTCCTTTAGGCGCATAACCTGCATTTGCAAGTGCTCTGCCGATTGCCGAAGTCTCGCAATTCTCCAATGCACTAGTCTGATTAACACCTCGGCTAGTAACTGTTTCCTCAGCGTACCCTGTTGCCCACGCGACAACATCTGCTGAATCTTTGTACAGATAAGCCTTAACGATGTATCGAGTTGCCTCGACAACTTCCAGTTCAGTAGATATACGGAACGCTGGATAGTCCTTAATAAACTTTTCAAGTCTTACCTCCACAGGCTCATAATCGGCTAAATTAAACATAGAGATCGTTCTCCTCGGTTGCTAGTTGTCCTGCGAGTGCGCCATAGCTGCATAGGTCGATCCAGTTGTCAATGTGTTGCGCTGACTGATTAGTCCTTGCAAGTTTAACAAGGACCATGATCCCTGCCACTTGATAGTCGTGAATCGGTGTTTGTAGGTATGCTGAGAGCAGCATTGCGGTGTGTTGCAGGTTATCCGCAGGATGACCGTATGATAGCCCACGCTCACGGATCGTGTCTGTCGCGGTGAGTAGGATTTCATTAGCGCGCATCTGTTGTCACTCGCTGAAATGACTTAGCTACGATTAAACCCTCGCGCTTGCCTTCGTTAAAGCCCTTAGCCCATCCGACTAAATACCACAAAGCATTAGCTAGTAGAAGCAAGATGATCATTGGCATCTCAAAACTCATTGTATTTCCTATCTGTGCCAATGCCCTTGATTGGCTACAGACTTAGTGTGACAGAACTGTCCGACTAATCAAGCACATTCTAATAACGAAATGGTAACGATTATCTAGGTCTGCCGTATGACTTTCCAGATACAATGAATGTGCCATCCTTCTCAATGTTGATTAGATCTACCTGAACCTTGGCTTTGTTTACATAGATGATGGCAAAAGCCTGTTGCCAATTAGCCACGCCCTTGGTGTAAGCAGCTTGCTTGAAATCCATAAGATTGCCTACCTCGACACCATGTAGAACGCGCCCTATACGGCCTCCAGAAGCCTCTGAGAAGGCACTACGCCCTGCTCTGTGCGTATGACCTGAGATGACATTCTTTCCATGCCTACGGGCTGCCTCAAGGGCTGATAAGCCTCCTTGTGGCTTGATTGGCGTGTGGTCTCCATGTACTGCAATCCAGTTAGGCGCAATAGGCATAGGGTTTTTGTGGAACGTAATACCTAATTCATCAAAGCGCATAAACTTCTCAAAGCGCAGCTCTGGTAATGCCCCAAAAGCAGGGACTTTAGCCATGATGATGTTATACAGGCGATCTGTGTGATTGCTACGGATGCAGTCTGTAACGCCTAAGTCCCAGAGAAGCTGCACAGCCTCGTTGCGGTCATCATCTAGGGTCTGAGCATAACTGCCCATGCGTCCTTCTTCCCACTTGCTAATCTGTGGAAGATCAATCTCATCGCCAATGGTTACGACTTGATCTGGCTTGAACTTAGAGATAAAGCTTGCAAGGTTACGGGTTGCAACCCTGTCATGGTATGGGACTTGTAAGTCCGAGACTACGACTATTCGCTTAATCGTCATCCTCATCTTCATAGTTGCCGAACTTCTCTGGCTCGACAGGATCAGGCAAGATCCAATGCGGATAGGCTTGAGGCTCTGTGATCATAAACATCGCAACATCTTCTGCAAAACCTGCTCGCTTGAGAGAACAGAAATATTCATAAAGCCCAATGCAATAAGCATCTAGCTTTGAGTAGCCTTGTTCCTCAAGTGCCTTAGTTGCTTTTCTTGCCATAGCAGAATGTTACCTGTCGAGAAGTATGTTATAGATCTCATCGACTCGCGTGTTGAGTCTTTTGATCTCAGACAACAGGTGTGTGATGACATAGCCTGACAAGCCACCAAGGATTGTAATCGTGGCTATGTAAAGCGTAAAGAAGTCTGACTGTGTCACTTCTTAATGCCCATAGATGGATCGTTAGGCGATAGGTATCGCAACACAGGTGGAAGGATAGAAGCGATGCCTGCTGCAATGAGTGCCTTAGGATCCGTGACCCCTGCTGCTGCCATTGAGATAACTGCTACCAAAAAGGCTCTAGCCCATGAACCTGCTGCTGTTTTTAGTTCATTCATTATTCTCCACCTAACATAGATACTTGAAAAAAAGCACCATCATTGTCAGCTTCTTTCTTAAAGCTAACATGCATGTGCTTAGTGTGTTTGTTAGCCCCTGTGTACTTGCGCCACTTCCAGTT